GCCGTAGACGATGTAGCTGTCCGCGCTGTCGCCGGCCTGCAAGACGCCCGTGACGCGAATCACGAACCGCTTGGCCGCCAACGCCACGAGCGTCGCCACCGTGCTCTTGCTGTTGCCGACGACCAGTGAGCCGCCCGATCCGACCGCCACGGTTAGCGTGGCGTCGCCGACGTTGATCACGTCGAACTCGAACGACGCGCCCACCGCCGCCCCCGGCAGCCCCGCATTGAGCAGGGCCGCGGTTGGGAGTGTCAGCGTCTGCGCGTCGTCCACGTTGAGGACGAGCAGCCCGCCGAGCAGTTCGGCAATCGTGGCCGTGCGAGCGCCGCCGCCGGTGGTCATCGTCGCCGCGGTGACGGTCCGATCGGGGATGGGGATCTTGCCCATCCGCGGTTCGCCGCCCAAAGGAGAAAATCCGGTCCCGAATGGCAGTGTCATGTGATCCTCCCCTTATGCCGCGCAGAGCACGCGCACCGCACAGTTGTCTGCGCGGAGCCGGCCAAACCCGAGGACCACATCGAAGCGGTGAATCATCTTCGACTGAATGGGGTCCCATGCTTTGACGAACCGGAACGAGATCCCCGAGTTCGGGTCCCGCTGCTGGCTCGACATTTCCACCGCCTTCGGCATCTCGAGCTTCACGCCCACGAGCGCAAACGCGTCCTTGTAGAGCGCCAGCCCCTGCTTGCCGATCTTCCCGTTCGGTGAGGCCGTCCCGGGGAACAACGTCAGGCCGCCCGTGGCGACAGGCAACGCCGAGACGTTCTGATACTGCGAGCCCGGGCCGTAGATCGCCGGGTAGAACGACACGGTGGCGGTCGACGCCGAGGCCGTGACATCGGCCGCCACGGTCACCGTTTTCGTGGTCGACGTGGTGGTCGTGCGGCGCGTCATCGGGTTCACGGCATACACGCCGTCGAAGCCAATGAGATCGCCCTTCTTGAACGTGTCCCCCGACGTGCAGGCCACGACCATCGAGGTCGCACCATCGGTCAGGGTCGTGCTCACCGTGTTCGCCGCCGCCCACGTCCCCGCCGTGTGGGAGTAGAGCGACATCGACTCGTACCAGTCGAAGCCGTCGGCCTTGCCGATCGAGCCGTCGCGGTACTGCTTGCTGAGGTCCGAGGACGGGTTGAAGTAGCTGATCGACGCGTTCTTCAGGGAGCGCACGACGGAGGGCGGAACCACCATGCCCTTTTCGCCGGCCGGGCACGCCATCTCGATCAACCGCTGACGGGCCGCCGCCGAGCTGTCGTCAAACGAGGTCGGGTCGGTGCCGAGGACGCCGACGGCATTGCTCGCGTTCTGATAGGCGAACAGCGCGCAGCGGGAATCGATTTCCTGCTTGATCTGCGCGACGGCTGGCTTCAGGACTTGTTCCCGGAGCTGCGCGTCAGGCCGCGTGACCCGGAGCGCCTTTTCCACGTCGTCCCACTCGAAGTCGATGCCGAACACCTGATCGACGGTGACTTCGGTGTACTTCCGGTTGATCGCCTGGGGGTTGTAGCCGAGCCCCGTGCGAATCGTGAACTGCTGCGGGATGGGAATCCGCACGGTCTCACCGACGGCGAATTCCTGCGTGAATTCCTTGTTGTAGTCGGTGTTGAAAAACGGCGCGACTTCCAGGCTGTTCGTCAGAAGGCGCAAGCCTTCCATCGTCAGCCAGTCGGTAACGTTGAACGTGTTAGCCATGAGGGCGTCCTTACCGGGCCGCCACTTCGCGACGGTTCATGATCTCGAAGTAGCGGGCGACATCCCCCGCCGCGATCGCTGATTCCGCGTCGTCGGTCGGCGTCTGCGTCTTGCTGCCGAGCGTCGTGGGCGGAGGCGGGGCGGAGGAGGTGGTTTTGACTACCGGCGCCGCGACGGGCGTCTCCATGCGGGCTTCCAAGCGGCCCATCTCCCGCGCCCTGGCGGATTCAGAGGGCAACTGTTCGAGCCGATCGAGATCGTCCGGGTGCGCCGAGAAATGCCGAAGGAGCGCCGTGGCCGCTGGAGACGTGATGATCGCCTGCGCGATGTCGTTTGACGCGGTCGGGGCTACTCCACTCTGGAGTAGATCCGTGGGCGTCAGCGCCAACACGCGGGGCGACAGCGACGTCTTGAACGTTGGGTCGGCTTCAGCGGCGTGGACGAACTGTTCGCCAAACCGACCAAGACGATCCTGACGCGCGGACTGCACCGACTGTCGCACCCGATCCGCCGTCAAGGCGTAGCGGGCCGTATACAGGCCGTAGTCGCCCAACGTCGCCTCGGGGTACGCGGTGAAAAACTCCGCGTCACTCAGAAACGGTCGGGTCGCATCGGGCGCATCCACGATCTGCGCGAGGGGCACTCCCGTGGCGGGCGACGAGGCCGCCGGTACGTCTATGCGCGGAGGAGTCCCACGGCGGCGCTCGGCGTCGTCGATCTCTTGACGCAGGGCGTGTCGCTTTTGCAGCAGGGTCTGGATCTCGGTGTCGAGTTCCGCTTTGCGGCTCTCGGCGTTCTTCTTCTTCGGCTGGCCCGGTTCCGAGGCGGGCGCATCAGATGACGCTGACGTTTCAGCGGCCTGCCCGGCAGGCGCGGCGGGGGTCGAGTCCGCAGACGACGACGAAGATCGATCAGGAAGCTCACCCGACGTGCGCCAGGTCGACAGTTCGGTCTCAGAGAGCGAGCCGAGGACGTCGGTGGGCGTCGGGGCCGCGGACGAGGCGGCGGATTGGGCGTCAGACTGACTCATCCACGCTCCTAGAAACTGAGGGCCCAAGAGAAAAAGGCCGTGTCAACCGCAGCCTTTAGGGCGCGATCAACACGGCCTCGATCCGTGTCCCTCTTGTGCGGCTCGCCCGCTGAGGAGGCGGGGTGTCGGTCGGGGAGCTAGCCCAACCCTAGCGAGACGCGGAAATTTGGCCTTACGCTACAACCGTAACGAGCACAGTATAACCGAAATGCCCATCATCATAAGAGGACGTTATGCGCTCGCGGCCTCCTGGGCCGCGTGCTGCGCCGCTTGCTCGGCCTGAAACGCGCGATCGGCGTCTGACTGCCCCGCCTGATGCATTCGGCTCCGCTCGGCTTCTGACGCCTGATGCTGACGATCCCGATCGGCGTCTACTGAAACGGCCTGTCGGGCTTCCCGTTCCCCGGCGGCCGCGACTTCCCGATCGAGTTCGCCCGTGGCGGCGTCGATCATCGCTTCGGTCTGCTGCTGTTCGAGCGTCGCGCGCGTTTTGAGCAAGTCGGCCACGATCTTCATCTTCTCGATCTGGACTTTGGTGGACTGTTCGAGCGCCGTGCGCTTGGTCTCGAATTCCTGCCGCATCTGCTCGATCTGCATCTGGCCTTGGATCTTGATTTCGTCCGTCTCGGCCTGCTTCGTCCGCTTCTCCACTTCCTTGGTCAGCAGGTCGATCATCTTCTGCGCCTGCTCCATCTGCGCCATCACCTGCGGCGGCAGCGGCTCGCCTTCACCCTCTTGGGCTTGCAGTTGCGGCGGCAGCATCTTGTGCAGGCGGTCGGCGATCTCGTCGCCAATTGGCCCGAGGTTCTTCAGCTTCACCACGAGATCCCCGATGACCGGGAACACCTGCGGATTCTGCGCGAGGTTGTCGGCAAAGTTCGACGCCGCTTCGCGCTCGCTGTCCATGCTCGGCCCGGTCGAGAGCGTCACGTCATGCTCGCCCTGGTCGGCCGCAATCGGTTCGCCGGATTCTTTGTCGGGCGCCTGCGGGTCATTGATGCGAACGATCGACGTCTCATCGGCCGGCGTCCGCACGGCGACGTCTCGGGCCGTGTCGTAGTAGTGCGGGATCAATTCGTTCAGGATCACGCCGCCGCGGGTAATCGCCGCTTCGTAGTGGTCGATGAAGTGATACGAGCCCTGCTGCTCGGCATTCCGCATTTCCTGGAGCGCGACGCCGGATTTCTCGTTCTTGCGCTGCGCGGAGGTGGGGAGCGGGGAAATCCCCATCGCCGCCTGAATCGCCCGCCGTGCGCCTTCCGCCCCGACCTCGAGCGCCTGGATCGCGGGCTCGAACGGGTTACGGACCGGCATCTCCGGCATCGTGCCCGCCAGCATCGTGTCGCCCGTCATCTCGACTTCGATGAAGGCGACGGGTTGATGCAGTGATTCCGCCAGCTTGTTCTTTTCTTCCGGCTTCAGCGAGCCCCGGCGGATGAAGTACGGGAACTTGGTCGACATGCCGACCTGTTCCGCTTCCGCCGTCCGGTAGTAGCAGTAGAGCATCTGTGGGTCGCGGGCCAACCGCACCAGCGACATGATCTTGCGCTTCGCCCCGGAACCCTCGTCGACGTACAGCACCTTGCCAAAGCAACAGACAATCGGAATCGACGTGCCCGGAAACTCGTTGGTTTCCAGAATCTCGATCCCGTTCGTTAACACCTGCGTGACCGACTTGCGGTCGACCTTGCGCTGACTGAGGACCGGCCAGGCCGCCATGAGCGCACCCGCCGGAGACGTCCGCTCGCTCTCGAACACGCCGAGTTTGCCGCCCTCGGGCGTCTGGAGCATGAACAGCGTCTCGGGCTTCATCTCGACGCGCCAGTACTCGGCAATCTGGACGCGCTGGTCACTCACCCACTGCGGATACGCCGCTTGGACGTCCGGGCTGAAGCTGGTGATCTTGGCCTTGGGAAAGCGCCGTTTGAAGTCGGGAATCGCCCAGGATTCGGCAATCCAGGCGTACCGCATGTCCGACCCGTCGGGCTTCAGGATGTCGGGGTCAATCGTGACGAGATCCGGATTCGGCAGCGGGTCGATCAGCAGTTCTTGCTCGTCGCTCCGGTCATGGACGTACTGCGGCTTGATGCGAAAGAACCCATAGGACCGCTGGACGGTGTTCTCAAAGGCCGTCGTGTACGCCTGCTGCGCGTTGCTGCGGTATTCGATCTGCCGGATGAGGTTGGCGCGGAAGTTCGCGGTCGTGTCGTTCGCGCCGTTGCCGAGCGGCGTAACCTGGATGGCCCGTTTGTGCTGGCGCACTTCGTTGATGAGCTGATTGACGTACTGGCCGAGTTCATCGAGCGAGAGACAGACGCGGCCGGCGGCTTTGCGCGCGGCGCGATCGGCGGCATTCCACGGATCGCCCGCCACGTACCGCATGTCGGTCTTGGCTTCGTCGCGGATGTCCTTCCACTCGTTGGTGGCATAGGTCCAGCGATCATGCATTTCCTGGAGCACGGGGTCATCGACGCGGTAGCTACTGGGCACGGCCACGCTTCAGGTTGGCTCGCGAGCGCCAGTTGTACGCGGTCGCTTCACGGACGGGCTTTTTCGGCGCGGGCTTGGGCGACGGAGTGGGGGTTTGCGCCTTCGCCATTACGCCTGACTTTGCGCTGTAAAGCTGACGAACCGCCGACGACTCCCCGCTTGCTGCCACATCGTGCCGAGCACGCCGATCGCGCGCTGACACGCCGTGCACGAGCCGAGACAGGGAGCCGTGAGGCGGAGATGGGTCGCGATCATGGCGCTGGCGAGCGCGACCACGTCAGACGGATCGCGGAAGGCGCGCCCGATGGCTGGGGACAGCATCGCTACGAGTGATTATACATCCATAAGTAGAAGTTATGGACGGCTCAGCCCCAGACGACGGTCGGCCGATAGGGCGCGGGCGTCACGTGGCGCTCGGTCGGCGTCTGCTGTCGCACCGCCAGATAGCGGAAGCCATCGGCGCCGTGACTCGCCCAGTTGTGGAGCGGTTCTTCCTTGAACTCGTTTAGCCGAGTATTGAAATCCCGCCGGTAATTGCGGAGGGCTTCCAAGCCAGCCGCGCATTTCGTCGCGTCGAAGTAGCAGCGTGGCAAGAGCAGCTTGACCGCGTTGATCCCGTCCTGAATAGACACCTTCGGGGCGATGTCGAACCGCACGCCGAGCGCGGCGGCTGATTCGAGCCGGGACCGGCCAGAGGCGAGTTCCTTCACGACAATATCGTGCGGGGCCACATGGCGCTCGTAGGTGTACGGCTTCCCTTTTAGGACATTGACGCATTCAGGCAGGCTCGACGTACCGCCGGATTCGTAATAGTCGATCAACCGCACTTCGCCCGACCGAGTGGACTGCTCGAACCAGATCGCCATGTTCATGCCGAGATCCCAGTAGGTGTTCACCGGGAGGGAGGGATCATGAGGCACGTTGCCAATGCGACCCGTCTGTCGGGCAGCGGTCAGTTCCTTGCCATAAATCGCGCCCTTGATGGCGGCTTCCGGCGAGAGGAACCATTCCTGGTCATACTCGTCTTGCGTCATCAGCCCTTGGGCAATCATGGCGCGGTCGTCGGCCATCGCTTGCTCGAGCAACTGAATCGTCACGCCGTCCTCGGTCGCGAGCGACGTGTCGACGTCCTGCCACAGCGAAAACCAGGCGGGGTCATCCCGCGTGGCGTCGTACGCCCGGTAGAGATGGTCCTTGCCTTTGATCGTGCCGGCGAACACCGCATATCCGAGATGGTCGGCCAGGGCCTTCGAGAAAATCTCGCTGAAGATGTTCGCGGGCTGCTGGCTGAACTCGTCGAACGAAATGCCTGAAGGCCCGAGCCCGCGCATGCTGTCCGGGTTGTCCGCGCCGAACAGTTGGAACTTGTGCCCGGTCGGATAGCGGATCATCAAGTCCGCTTCATTCGGGACGGCCCCAGGGATGACATCGGCGTAGTGCTTCAGCCGGTCCCACACGGTTTCCTTGGCCTGCTTCCTCGTCGGGAGAATATGGCAGTACAGCCGGCCGCCGGGTGGGTGGACGAGTTCTTCCAACTGCGGGACCGTCAGCGTGGGCGCCAGCGCCATCAGCCGGCGGCGCTCCCAGTCGTCATCCATCGCGGCGCGCTGATGGTGATTCATCAGGGCCGTCGTCTTGCCGGCACGCCGGTGGAGAATCAGCGCGGCGAACCGGCGCGTGCTGGCGTGAAACGGCTTCGCCCAATTGCGCTGCTTGTACGGGATGACGATCTCAGGCACGCGAATGACCGCGCAACCCTAGCGTCTTGGCATCATCCCCGTAGAAATTCGTCTCAGCGCCGTAATACGGCGGTGCCCCGACGTTGAGTACGCCATCTGCGTCGCTATACCCATCCGGGTACTCACGCCAATTCTCAACGGCGCACTCACAGAGATGCGGCCCGTCGTGACCGCGCCCTAGGCGGCATCCGTGCGAACCCCAATATACCTCGCATCGAGCCGCGCGAGTTCGAGCCGCGAGATATCTCTGCCAGATGCTGACCCATCCCCACAGCCCGATCAGGCTGAGCGTCCGCAGCGTCCAGTAGTAGCGGATCGCCGCCGCATCGCAGACGCCGACCAGCGGTTCGCCGATACCAAACAGTCGACGCGCGATCTGACCTATCACTCGCTCTGCCATTTGACCACCAGCGGCTCCCCATCTTTCCCGGTGAGCTCGACATGCTCGGAGGGCTTGCCAATCGTCCGATCCAGCAAGGCGACAAAGGCCTGCGGATTCGGCGCTTGCGTGAAGATGCGAAACGCGCTCGCGCCAATGGCGCACGCGGCGTCAATCTGCTTCTCGTCCGTCGCTCGCGTGAACGTGCCATCCGGGTTTCTCAGGACCATGTAGGACACGCCTTCCGCATGGGCGGCTTGGGCCTCCACCATACTCTGGACGCGGGGGCGAACGAGTGTGGCGATTTCCTCGCGCATCACCTCGGCCAAGGCGTTGCGCGTGATCGTGGACGTGCTGAGGGCGCCTTTCGGGCGTCCCCCTTTTCTGCCGTTGTTGCGTGAGGCTTCTCCGGGCATCGCGATGTCAAGAACCTGACAAACCTACTTTACACCACAAAGCCTAGTCTCCGCCCTTCGCGATCAGCCTCCCCTCGATCCTGCCGCATTTTGAGCACAGCCTCAGCTGCACCGCGTCATTCGTCGGGTAACTCACCCGGTAATTCACGTCCTCGCCATCCAACAGGAGGCGCCAATCGTGCCGTTCCCCTTGACCTCCGCAGGTGTCTGGATCGTAGGGTGTCGCCACGCGCTGTTCCTGTCGTTCGTTCGCCATAATCGCTACTCTACCTCTCCTCCGTGCGGGGGACGGCCTGAGCCTCCACCGAGTCTGTCACCGTGCGCGACAGCACATGCGCGGCGCTCATTGGCCTGATCTGAACAGCCAATTTGTGAGACGGCGAAGCATCGGCCGTTGCGAGGCGCGCGATTCAAAATAGTCATCCGGTAGGCCGTACTTCTTAGCCACCGCGGCACGCCAATAAGCGCCGGAGTCTTGCGCGCCGCCTGTTGGGTCCACATACGCAGCCACGTCGCCCTGATAGGGTCGCCACATCAGGCACGACTCATCCAGGACCGACATGTTTGAGTCGGTGGCCTTCGTCCATTCGTAGCCGCACTCCGCAGCTGGAGAGTTTGTGTTCGTCCACCGATACAGCCCATACCACGGCGCGACGCCGTATGTACACCGCACTTCAACGATCGTGCCGTCACGCGGCGCGGACTCCATCGTCAGCCATTGCTGGCCGTCTATGTTTGTCATCTCACTTCTACTCGTGGGGGATTCTGGTCCAAGGGGACCGAGCGCGCTCTGCGGATGTTCCGTGCGCCACGCTTCATATGTCAACGGACTCAGCAGCGTCCTCGCTTGCTCCAGCACCTCCTGCCGGCCTCGGGCGTAGGCGCGATCTTCCACGGCCTGCGTGTCATGGAGAGTGCTCAGCAAATTGTCCCGCTCTCGGGTGAGCCGGGCGATCGTCTCCTCAGCAGCGTCGGCCCTACATTGCGCCTCGTCCCGCTGTTGCGCGGGCGTCAGTCCATTCTTACGTTGAAAGGTCAGAATGAACGGCTCGTCGCCAAACGTCAGTTGACATTCGACGCTATTCTTGCCCCCCATCATGTAGAAGGACTCCGCGACTAACTCCGCGAACGCCTGCATCGTTTTGCCTTGGAGCTCCATTTTCCACAGGCTAGGCATGGCTTCGAGGCGTGTCAGCGCGGTCAGTCGGTCCTTCGCTTCGTCACGTTCTACTTCCAGCCGGGCGATCGTCTCGGCCTGATCAGCGGCGTGTTGCTGCGTGCGGGTCAGTGCTGCGTAACACGCGTGGTAGCGGGCGTCCGCATCAGCGGCATTGGCTGACAACTGGGCGACGCGCTGGCGTTGGGCGTCGAGTTCTTCGACCAACCCGCCAATAGTCATGCGCTCTGCGCGGCCAATGCTGGCGATATCGCACATAGAGATCGCGCTGAGCCGCTGCACCTCCGTCATCGTCAACAACGGCGCTTTCGTCGGGGCGGGGGGTGTGGCGTCAGTCATCGCGTTGGGTTCCTGGCTCATGCGGGCGGCTCCTGAGAGACGGATGGGTGGTCTACGATGGCAGCTAGGATGCGTGCCTTGAGTGCCAGCCGACGCCGCACGAGCCAATCGTCGGTCTCAACCATCGAAGCCCATGCGGCCGACAAGTACGCGTCATCGAGCGCCTTGTCAGTCAACGCTTCAGCGATCTGCTCGCGCGTCATTGCCCCTCCGGATCGGGCGCGGCGGGCTCCGCGCCCGAATATTCGACCAACCGATCAACGAGAGCCACGCGATAGCTCCACCAACTCATATGGCAGTTGGACCAGCGTTGCCGCCAGACCGTGCGGCACCAGACCCACCCGGCATCGCGCGTGAACACCGGCCGCCATGCGAACCACTGCTCAGGAATCTCGAAATCGACGCAACTCATTTCTGCTCCATTTTGCCTGGCGTCTCCTCCCGTGCGACCGGCGCGGTCGGTGGGTGGGCCGCGTCCGGGGCGGTGATGGGTGTCTTGCCGACAGACTTGCCGAGTCGTCGCCCGGCCCACCGCAGGCTGTTCGCTGGACCTGACCACTCAGGCCAGTCATATGTCCCGTAGTCCTCTGGGGTGACGCCCTGGAGTTTCAGGATCTCGTTGTGCGCCTCGTTCAAATCCCGACACAGTTGCTCAATGAGGCGTGCATCTTCACTGACCGGACCGCGCGGCTCTATGTGCCGCTTCGCCTGCGCGAGCACGGTCAGCAGGGCGTCGATGTCCTTGCGATGGCGCTCAATGCACTCGGCGGGCGTCTCGTCATCTTTCAAGAACGGCGCGCAATCGTTCGCTGGCCCGAACAGGCCCGCTGCCTCCAGGGCGTCGAGAAATCGATCCAACATCATCTTCTGTCCGCAGTTGGGGCAGTAATGAGACGCCTCATATTTCCCGCACTCCAGCAACGGTTTGAGCGCCTGGGCGGCGCGCGCGCGGGTCATCGGGAGACCTCGCCTGGCTTCGCTTCGATGACGGACACGCGCGCTTTCAGGAGCGCGACGGTGTTCTCGAACGCCGCCTTCAACACCGCGTCTGGAATCTCCAACGGATACACGCTGCCCGAGCGTGCCATCCCCGCCATGACGCAATCCGCGATCATGTCGAGCACGTCGATGAGGTTCACATCAGCCGGCACGCCGTCCGCTTGCAACAGGTGGTGACGGTTCAGCGTCCGGTGTCGGTCCCACCAGTCGGTCACTGTGAAGCCGGTTAGGAAATCGCCGTGAAAGCCATCGATGTCCGACAGCTTGTCGAAATCATGGCGCGCCGCGGCATCCTCCAGCATCCACTTGAAGAAGCCGAGTGCCCGCCGCACGTCGAGAATGTGCTGATGGCTACTGCGGTAGAGCTGGTCCTGGGTGACGGCCGCAAAATCACATGTCCGCGTGTCCGCAGTGGCGCTTTTCGGAATCTGAATCTCACTCATCGTCTCGCTCCTGTCCGGGATCGGGGGCGGCGCATCGTGTTCACTCCCTCGGCCAATCGCGTCGAAAGTCCGCGCCTTCGCGCAACGTCGTGTAGCCGTGACGCTCATACCACGGGCCAACGGCGTTGTTGCCGACCGTGCGGCGTCCGGGTTCCGCGATGACCTGGCACTCACTGGACCCGCCCCAGATGTCCATCCCGACGTCCGGCGCCCAGGTCGCATTCACGATCCGCAACACCGGCTGCCCAGCCGTGGTCAGCTTCTCGCGACCGTCAATGCGTGGTCCCAGTGTCAGGAGCACGTCGGCCCCGTCGCGCTCCACGCCAAGAATCGTTGCGTCAATACTCATGTCGTGCGTCTCCTCACCCCCTCGGCCATGCGCGTCGCCTCCCTATGGAACAATCAATTGCGGGCCTTGCCTCTCGTCCCGCTGCGCGCCCCTCTGTCGTCCGGCTGTGCAGAGGCCGGGATGTTGCACCCGGCGTGCTCCCGCGTAGTGGTCTACGCCTTCCGTTGCGCGTCCCCGTCCGATATCGCTGTCACTTCTCAACTAGCGAGTTCGCGCGGCACAGACGCCACGCGCTCACTCCACGGTGCCCACCAGCGTCGTTTCGCGGCTTCATCCACACCGGGCAATCGCGGGCGCTTCGCCCGATCCCACGACCCGCCATCGGTCAACCCGCCATCGACCCATCCGGCCGCTTTCAAGCTGACGCCCGATTCGTCGAGATGGGTATACGTGACCAGCGACGTGGCGCCCATCGCCCGAGCTGCGCGCGCGCATCCGCCATAGAGCATCGAGCACGCATTCCGCTGATCCTCAAGAACGGCCACGCGGAGCACGCTCAAGATGCCTTCTTCGGCCAGTTTGCGCGAGGGATGCCCCACGAGCGCCGCGCCGACCACGTCACCGTCCCGCTCGACGCAGATTGCCCACAATGCGCCCTGCACCTTCGGCAGACGACGATGCACGCGCGCCACGAAGGGCACCGCCTGCTTTACCGTCCACGGGCGCAGTTCGAGATTCACCGACTGACTGTCTCCTCGTCCCGCCTTGCCCCTGTCACCCGCTCGTATTGACACCCGCCCGCTCGACACGGTGCGGCTGATCCCATCGCCTCGACCACGGCCGGATGATCGACTTCGACCCATTCGCCTGGGTTGGGATCGCCGTGCTGCTGAAACACCAGCCGCCATTCACCCTGGGGCGCAATCGGGGACGTGTGACCTGTGCCGATCATGATGTGGCCGCGTCCCGCGTGGCCCGTGGGGCGGGAGGGTCAGGTAACGGCATCCAGTGTGTTGGATAGACGGCCGAACCAGTCGCGTCGGTGTGATGGCGGTTGGCTTCCCACCATTCGCCGCGATCATTGAGATACGCCTCGCAGACCCACGCCGGATCACCGCACCCAACGAGCACGGTCTGGCCGTAGGCGTGGCCGTCGTGCGTCTCAATGTCTCGCCACGTCCCCGGCGTCGGCCCCGGCGAGAGGGGCGGCAACTCGGCCAGATACTTCGCAGAGGCGCGGATGATCTGCTCCATGTTCCGGTGCGGAATGGACGAGTGGAGCCGGTCCGCAACCGCGATAAGTTCAGCCGAGAGGTGCGCGGCCGTCTCGTTCTCCCCACTTCGCGGCAGCGCGGCCACCGCCGAGACGAGGGCGCGAGATTCCGCGATGAACGCGGCATCTGTCCGTCCGTGAAACTTGTTCGGTTTGCCCTGAGCTGTGTTGCTCCGGCAAATGGCGACCAGCTCGCCTACAGCCCCCTTCACGACCGGGGCTCCGTGAAAATAGTCGTCAGGGTCCACCGTCCACGGTCCAGCCGTGACCCCTTTGAGAATCTGTTGCGCCTGTCTGATGAAATCCGAGAGGGGATCAGCCATTGGCTGGAACCGACGATTGCGCGTGGGCTGCCGCGTCATAGCCCGACATCATCACGAAGCCGCTACCGGCCATCTCATCGGCCTGCGCGCCCTCGAATCCCAACATCGTTGGCGTGATGACCGTCCACAATTTGAGCACCTTGCCCAACGCGAATAGCTGAAACGTAGCCCCTCGGTCGCCAATGACCGCGCCGACTTCGATGTAGCTCGGGCCGCCCTTCAGCCGTTCGAGATCGGGATACTCAGCCAGCACCGCAATCAACTCGCCGCGCGCCGCTGCGGCTGCTGACGTGTCTACGCCGATGACCACGAAATGCAGATCGACTAATTCGACGTCAGGGCGCTTCGCCTCATCCACGTGCGGCATCCCGTAAATGTGCGTCACCGCTACGCCGTTCTTCTGTTCCTTCACGACGGCCTCACCCTTTCGGAACTGCGCCGTCGTGCGACTTAGAATGTTGTAGAGCTGGTCAAGATTCATCATCCTGCCTCTCCTCGTCGGCCGCGCTGGGCCAGTTACCGACCGTGCCCGCTTTGCCCCGAGAAGAACGTCCCACGCAGCGCCTTCATCGCGCGGATCTTCTCCTGAAGATCGCGAGCCAATTCTGGATAGTCGTCTCTACAGACCGATTCGTAGGCAATCAAGGCGTTCAGCGCGAAACGGTCGTGCGACAGATCGAGCACGAAGTAGTCGCAATGCTCGTGCTTTCCGCCGGCCGCTGACGATCCGTCCGTGCGTTCGACCCGATACCGCCGATAGAGTCCGCGCGTCTTGTCGCCATCCATGTTTCTCAGCCTCACTCTCTCGACAACTTGACAACTTGCTCGTGAACGGTCGGGTCGGTTCGCTGCGAGCCCGCTATACGCGCCAGCGTTGCCGCTGTCAGCCTTTCGGCACGGCCTCCAACAAACCAAACGCCGAACCGTTCACGAACCTCATCCCCGCTGACGTGCGGGCTCAGTCTCACGATTTCTCCTCCATCCCCTGATCCGCCGCGTGGGGAGGATCGGGAAATTGGTAATCGGCCACGCGCATTTCTGCGAGGACGCCATTAAGCGCGGTGAGATACCCGACGTTCCAATCGCAACTCGGCGGTTCGTTCATCCGCACCGACATCTGCCCAATCCACTTCAGGACATGTGCCCGCCGTGCCTGGTTCCGCTCCACCGCGTCGAGGAGCGCCGGGAGGAGACGGAGTGCGTCCGCGATGCGATCCCGCGTATCCGATTCGTTGCCCGTATGCTCTCTGTCCATCCAATCGGCATCGCTAAGCGCGTGCGTCGCGGCGTACTGTCTCGCCTGGGCGATCGCCTCGGGGGTGAGGAAAGAAGGCGTCACTGTTCCGCCTCGAATCCTGCGGCTCGCGCATGTCCGCCGCCCCCAAAACTCTTAGCGATTACGGACACATCAACCCCGTGATCGTCTGAGCGCAAGGACCACTGCCGTTTCCCATCAAAGCGGTCGAAGTAGCACGCGCCGAACGGCTTGCCTTTAGCGAGTTCGCCCGCGATCTCTGAGAACAGCACTGTCGCATTGACAGCCATGACACGATGCCCAGCCAGTTCGATCTCGCGGGCGTGGCGCAGATGTGTTTCCACGATCTGCCGCTCCTGCCTGCGAATAGCTGCGCCCTCTGCGATAAAGTCCGACGCGGGGCGCGCCGCAAAACGATCCCACTGGTCAAAGTCGAGCGGATAGCTCCGCAGCGCCGCATTGATTTCCTGCGTGCCGCCCAACGCATGACGCCAGAGGTCGCGGTCCTCGGTGTAGTCCACGAGCCACGGCGATATGGCACCAGACCCGAAGAACCATTCCCACGTCAGCCGCGCGCCGCTTTTGCTGATATCGAACTCATGTGACACGGCGGACGCTTCTAATTCCGCTTGCGCGGTCTTGTGGTGGTCCAGCACGACCAGCGAGTTCGCCGCATCCACCATGCGACGCAACACGGCGCTCGGGTAGCAGAAATCTACGATGTAGACATCGCGCTCGGTGACGTCTGGCGGCTCAGTCGAGTAGTGCGCTGGCACAGACTCAATCGCCCCAAGCGCCTTACGAGCTACCCACGCCGCGCAGAATCCATCCCAGCAACCGGCGTGGTAAATCACTAACGGCTTCAATTTCGGCTCACTCATGGGCGGTCCCTCGCGCGTCGTCAGGGTCTTCCATGCAGCCCTCGCGGAGTCGGGCGAGCACGTCGGCAACGGTGCGGCCGTGCCAGTCGTTCCAGTGGTGTGGCGGCCAACTGTGCGCGGTGTCGTCTTCGCCGACCCGGAACCCCATCGCCTTGCACGCCTGCCCCACCGCCGGCAGATCGGCCCACAAGTTCACCAGGCTGCGGTAGTAGCGCGCCTTAACGATTGACTCGTCCGGCTGCGCGGCGAGCACCAGCGCCCCCACAAGACAGACGCTGCCGTCGGTGCCCATGAAGCCCCCTTTGTGCCACCCTCTCTCCTCAATCACCTTCGCTGCCTTTAAGCGCAACTGACAGGTCGTCATCCTCGGCTCCCCTCTCGATCAATTTCGTGATCTGTCAAGCGGTACGCCTCTAAGCGCGCGTGCACCCAGTCGGCCGCTTGCCCACTCCGCAGTTGATCCGGCAGCACCCGCAACACCGTCCAGCCCAACGTGAAGGCGAGCGCGTATTTGAAAATGTCGCGCTGGAACCCTTGCACGCTCACATGCCGCCCGGTGAGGTGCCCGCCCTGTCCCCGTTTCGGGTACACGATCCCCTCCACTTCCACGGCCAGACAGAGCGGCACAAAGGCCCAGTCAAATCTGAATCTGCGAGGCGCGGCGAACACGTACTCCCGGACCGGAATCGGCAACCCTCTCGCCCGACAGTGCAGCGCGAAGTCATCGGCAGGGGAGGGTTGGCGAGAACGTTTCGTGCGGATCACGCCGACACCTTCACGTTCCGCCGTGGCTTGATCGCTTGCCCTTCGGTCCCATGCCGCAACGCGAACACGTCTGCATCCAGTCGTTGATCGAGATGCTTCGCCAGATGCCACAAGCCCAATCGGCCGAGATCCGCGTCCGAGTGCAGCCCCGTCATCTTCCGCATGTCGTCGCAGATCAGCCGCTCTCGCACCGTCAATGGGCAACAGAGCATCGAGACATCCGACTGACGCCTGCTCATCGTCGACTCCCCGCCTGCGGCGAGGGCGGGACGGGCCAGGTCATGGCATCGACTTCCGGCCAATCGCCGCGCGGATCTGCGCCTTGAACGCCTCGATCTTCTCGTGGCTCACCGGCGCCGGAGGAAGCGCCTTCCGGACGCTCGCCTCGCGCTGCTCCTCGCGCCGCGTGGCGATCACTCGGCACGCATCCACGAGCTCGGCGACCTTCGGGAACCATTTCTGCGTGACCTCCAGATGTCGGCATGCTTCAACCACGACGTCGGTGAAAAACGGCGACGTGTCCTCGAGATAGATCAGAAAGAACGCGCTCATCGCTTTGCGGTCCTCGGCCGTCGGTAAGGACGGAAACTCCTTGGTCGCCAGCGCCAAGCGCGCGAGCGCCGCGATCCGCGTGTCCCGTGACGCTTTGTCCAACATGCGTCTGTTCCTGTTCTGCGGCATCAAGCGCGGCGATCAGTTCGCCGGCCGCATCAATCGTCCCGGCCGCCCGGCCGAGCGCCCTGGAGCCGGAGACCGGCGCCACTGGCTCATCGGCCCATCGTTCCTGACGGAGCCACGTGCTCGGGTGTGGAATGAATTGCCCGTCTTCGCGCGTCCACTGATCGGTCTCACGCTGCCAGGCGAGCGTGATGAGCATCTGCTGTACGAGATCGGCACCGGGCCGAAGTTTCATCCAGGCTTTGCGGGCGTCGCCCTTCCCGACACGCCGCGGATACGTTCTCCAGAAAAGCTCAAAAGTCTGCTCATGCGTGGGCTGGGGAGCCTGCAATCGTCACGTCCTCTCACGACACACCGTTTAGAAATGCCGGTTTTCTTCTCTTCCCCCATATGGAAATAGGAGATCGAAAAGGCAAACGGCCCATCGCAACCTGATCGCTACTCGTCCCCACGGGATCAGGCCGTGGTCTGGGGTCGCCCGTTGGCAGCGTAACCGGCAAAAAGGCCAGCGCGGGCTTGGACTGACGCGGCGCTTGATCGTGCGTAGTGGCGCGTCTGCTCTCACATACGGCAGCACCTAACGTCCAGGTGCCCCGGCTTGGTCGCCTCTTCGCTCGAGAGCGGCGTCGGCGACTCGACGCCAGTCGTACCGGACCAACTACTCAGTCGGGGATGCGTCCTCATCCTTAATCTGGCTGCGCACAGACGGCCGACCGGCTTTGAAGGCCTGTCGCGCCTCTAGCGACCACCCGTCGACGGCGCCGTCTTCGGCGGCGTCCCATACTTCGATCTCGCTAAGACCCCAGTAGTCACCGACGCCTTGGGAGACATGCATCGACGACCCGAGTTCGATCACCCGAGAAGGAAACTCGCCGGATTGAAGAGCCATCGCGTAACCAACGAGGCGCTCAATGCTCAACTGATCGAGCCGCCCGATCTCGCGGTGAAGCAATGTCATCCAGTCCTGCGCCTTGCGATGGCAGTCTGCGCAGAGCGCGCGGAGACTCTCGGTCGGGTACTCCCACGGTTTCAGCCCGCGTTCGTAGTAGGTGTGATGAACGTGCAGCATCTTGTCGTCCGCTTCGCACTGCTCACACCGAAACTGCTCGCGCTGGAGCACCTCGAGGCGCTTGCGCTGCCAGAGCGGATGCTTCAAGAGTTCGTAATAGGTCGGTTTGTTAGCCACAGATAGACCCTCCCCGACCATGTTCCATCAGCGCATACCGCCACGTCCCGCCGGACAGGTGTTCTTTCGTGATCGCATACCCCGCCTTCTGGAGTTCATGGACACGGCCAATGGCACGGAGTCCACCAATCTCTGGCGTCGCTAACTCGTAATTGCAGGCTGGGCCTTGCTTCAACCGTTCAAGGACACGCAAGGCCGCGGCGTTCAACCGCTGACGTTCCCGCGCGACCGGCGAGAGTGGTTTGCGGCGTCGCGATCCTGGGGGATCAAAGACGAGATCGATCTGCGCCGTGGATCTCATGCGGCGATCTCCATCAACCGACGTCCGATCCATTCCGTGACGTCGGGAGCGACGCTGTTGCCAATGGCGTGATTGCGCTCCATTCGATCGGGAACCCCATCAGCGCCTCGGTAAAGTGCGGATGGATGCGCCAACCGTGCGAGCGCACCAGCTCTTGCACGCGCGACACCGTCGACCGTTTGTAGCGGCCGGAACGCTCGTGCAATGGAATCCCGAAGCCCCGACCGTCCATCGACGCGGTCGGTGTAGGCCACAATGAACAGGCGTCGTCGTGCGTGTGTCGCACCCATCTCGCACGCGAATAGATCCGACCACTCCGCATCGAACCCGTGGCCGGCCAAGTCGCTGAGTACACGTCCAAGTCCGCGAGCAGTGAGCGCTGCGACGTTCTCCACAACAACGAAACCAGGTCGAAGCTCGCCCACGAGTCGATCGAACTGTCCCCAGAGCCCTGAGCGCTCACCATCGAGGCCGGCGCCGTATCCAGCAAATGAGATGTCCTGACAGGGGAAGCCGCCACAGAGCACGTCGACGTGGTCGAGGCACCCGTCACAAAGGCTTCCAGCGCCGCATAGGCCGGCTGCGTGTACCGATCGAATGTCGCCATACCGCTTCACTTTCGGCCAGTGCTTCGCGAGCACGCGCTGACAGAATGGATCGATCTCGACTTGCCACTGACACGTCAGCCCCGCCCGCTCGAAGCCGAGATCGAACCCGCCGATACCCGCAAACAGTGATCCAAAGGTCATCCGCGCCGCCGCGTCCCGATCGGGAGGACGTTGGAGACTGGCTTGGCGGATCGCACGCGCGCATACTTGCGCCCCGTCTCCGAGGCTCGCTTAGCCTTCTGCGCGGCTTTGATCGCTTGGCCTTGGTCATACGTCGTGGGCGTCGTGAACTTGGTGCCCGTGACGTACAGGGCCGGATCGTGCCGATCCAGATAGCGCACGTAGAGGGCGCGGAGCCAGGTCAGCGCGGACATGGCGACTCCAATAGATCGACCACCGCGCCGGTTTCGTGCGCGCGCTTCGTGAACGTCAGCACGTCGTTGGCATCGCCCGTGATGTCCAACACGTACTTCGGATGTCTGGCATGCACCATCTCGTGCTCGCGCGGCGTCAGTGTGACCAGATTCGACAATTCGTCTGATCCGCCGGCCGACCGAAAGACGATGTGATTGGTGTGCGCCACTTGCTCCGGGTCCGGGTGATAGAGAAAGACGGGCGTACCGGAGTAGCGGGAACAGCCCTTGTCGCGGGCGTACACCGCTTTGCGGATCACGGTCCAGGCGGCGGCGACTTGGCGATCGGTTGAGGCTTTCAGCTTCGCGCGGGCTTGGCGCTGGCGGGCTTTTGCCACGTCGCGATCGAGGGCGGAGGGCTTGGTGAGGTACGCCATCAGCTCACCATCTCGATCGGCAAGGGGTCTTTGATGTCGAGATCTAACGTCTCGGCCGCCCATTGCCTAATCGCGTCGATGTAATCTGTGAATTGAATCTTGTTGAGCTTCGTCGTCGAGCCGCCAATCACGAACTCGTCGACCACTTCACCGTTGGCGTCCGCGATGGCGAGCTTCTTGGGGAGAAACTTCGCCTTCAGAATCTCGTGGACCTCATCCGGCGTATACCCGGTGTGGTCGGAGATCGACCCAACGATGGCGGCGTGGTAGTACGCGTTCTGCGCGAGCGAACGCGTCGCGTGCTTCCGCTCGATGACGATCATCAGTTCGCAATCGCGACGGGTCCGCAACAGATCCGTCAACTTGCGGCGGTTGAGCTTCAACCGGCCGGAGACGAGCTGCGCGTGCAGGATCAGGGGCCAGTCGCTCATGCCGTCACCACGTCGCGCGGCACGCCCGAGGGATTCGCCATCGTGCGGATGGCGTCGAGTTCTCGGTCGCACTCGTCAAGAAACGCGATCGCCTTGCGCGCGTAGTCCTGCACCGCGTCCTCGTCGCGCAACGTGCGGACATGGAACGTATCGAGCGGGGACGGTAGCCGATCGTCGAAGCTCAGGAAGTCGTAGAACCGCGCGCCTGTGATCCAGAGTTCATGCAACATCTGCGGCACGTAGTCCGCCGGCATCCGTCCGCCGCGGATGTACCGGACCTGCGTGGCGGTTTTCGGGCACTTCAAGCTGACGAGGCCCGCGAAGTCGTCCACATACCCATCGGGAGAGCATCCGGCTAGCAAACTGTCGTGGTCACAGAAGCCAACCAGTAACGCGATCTGGCCGGTCAGTCCTTCGTAGGCGGCGAGTGCGGCGGCTTCGAGGTCCGTGCCGCGCTGCATGTCCTTCGACACGTAGCCGTCCTCTTGGGACTGCCCCGTGAGCCGTTCACAGACGAGCCGTAGGCGCAGATCACGCCGAGCGGCGGCTTCCCCGCTCTTGATCGTCGCGAGCATGTCGCCCGCACACGAGCCAGTGAGCTTGCCGAGCCGGAGCGCACGCCAGACGTCCGTGCGTTGATCGCAAGTCCGGATGATCACTTCTTCACCGGCACTTTCGCCGCGCGCGTCTTCAGCGCGTTCCAGGTCTCGGGCTCGGTCTTGGTCAGATGGGCGGCGTACACCTTCAGGTCCGTGTCGGTGTTCGCGACCTTCCACATCGCTTGGAGCGCCGGCAGCCCTTCATCGGCTTTCGCGGAGAGCGTGTCCAGCCACTCGCTATAGCCGTCGGGTTCGGGGGTCCGCTTCGTCTTGCGGGCGTCGTCGTCCTCGCCACGCGTGACGATGTTCACGAGGTCTTTGGTCGTGTAGCGCCGGCCGTAGGCCACCGCTGAGCCGAGCCCTTGAATGGCGTTCTTATTCCCTGACGTATCCGCTGAGGAAATGAACTCCGACGTGCGCTCGTGCCCCTGCTCATGGGACAGCACGCCCACGATCTTGACGATGCCCTTCTCCGGCCACTCCGTGCGATGCGAGAGCCCAAAGCCGTACTCGGCCAGAATCGGCCGGATGACTTCGATGATGTCTTCTAGGGGCGCGTAATACCCGTTGTTCGTTTTGGCGTGCTCGATGATCACCGGCAACGCGGCCTGCATCCGCGTGAACGCCCGATCAAAGGCTTCCTTCGCCTGAATCTTCAGGACGCGCTCGCGCATGTCGATCAACGCCGAGAGCTTCGCCGTGTCGACGTTCGGGTCCATCGCCGCGCGGATCAAGGCGTCCGTCTCGTTCGGCGCGGTCGGCGCGATCTCGCCTTTCGGCTGCAGCGTCATGTCCATCACCGGCTGCGTCATGCCAGCACCGCCAGATCCGCCGCGCACGTCGCACAGAGCGCCGAGGCCGGTGTCCCGAGATCCGCCGGGTTGATCGAGTCAGGCTCCGCGCACGTCGCGCAGATGTCCGCCTGACACTCTCGACAGACGGGCCAGCGGTCGTACTCAGGTGAGCGCCGATGGCAGCGGTCGCAGATCGTCGCGAAACGCACCGTGCTCATGCGCGCACCTTGTTCCGAAAGGCGCGCTGCAAACAGACTTCTTTCTCGTCGTCAAAATCGCTCATCGCGATCTCGATCAGCCCGCGCGGAAAGTCCTCGTCGCGCCCGTCCCACGCCTCGAGCAACCGATCGCAGACGCGCTGAATCGCTTCACTCCGGGCCGCTTTCTCCAGCGTGTAGTCGAGGCTGATGATCACGACTTCCGCTTTCGCGCGCAGCCGGGAGGCTTCGAGGACCGTGCTGTTCGTCGTGCTGAACGTCGACACCCCGCGCTGCAAGGCGTCACACGTCCCCAGGACGGTCGCAATCACGCCGGCGTGTTGGGCGAGTTCCCACTGCACGCGACGGACGGAGGGCGGCAGCGGTTCGGGGTGATACGGATCACGCGACAGCGGGACCTCCGCTAAGGAGCGTTGCGCCTTGGGGCGAAATGGCGTTACAGTGGATTCGGTACTCATCACGTTCTCCTTGGAGCCGCGCTCGTAACGCGGCTCTTCTTTTTTTCAAAACCACAAACGAAACAGCGTGACGGCGATGTAGACGCGACACGCGGCGTCGAACAAGTGACCGATCCGCGACGACATCGCCGCGTCGTCACTCTTGCCGCGCAGAAAGGCCCGCGCCTTCTCGGGGTCTCGCGCGGCACCCAAGAGAAAGAAGCCCACCGCGCCAACAACGGAAATCAACACCAGCCAGCCGTGCCACGCGCTCGCGATCATTTCTGCTCCCATGCGCTCAAATCTCGCCGCGCTCGCGCTGCATCAACACACCCAGCGCCGCCCAGACCGTCCGCACGGCCCGCTGGGCATCCTTCATCCGCGTAAACGACTCACCCGCCACGGCAATCACGCGACCATTCGCGGCTTTCAACCGCCAGCTCCACTGGAACGATCGCGGGCCTTGGCGCGTCATGCCGCGTCCGTCGGCTTCGTGACCGCATAGAGCCGACGCCGCACGACCTGTCGGTCCCGTTCCCGCTGCTTGCCGCCCCGCACGATCAGCAACGCCCCGAGCAACACCACCACGCCGCCGAGAATCGCACCCACTGCTACGACCATTGGGGAGCCCTCCACGTTCAGTCGACCGCTACACCGTCCGTCTGCCGATCGATCGCGCCGATCTCTTTCGCCAACTTCACTGAGAGCGGGATCTGCGCCGCCGCCTTTTCGCACGTCACGCAATGCGGCACCCCGACTAAGTTCTCCACGAGCACCGAGCGGCAGACTCGGCACT